CTCAATGTAGTTGTTCTTGACCTTTGTCAGAACTTCAATCAATTCTTCTTTGTTCAGGTTAGATACACTTGTTGTTGTGGTGAATCGTCCGATGAACTCTGGAATCATTCCGAACTTTGTCAGATCGTCAGGGGTCACCTGGGTAAGATCACCTTCTTTATGTTTGTCTTTGATCATAGCACCGAATCCGATGCTGGTGCCGTTCAATCTGCTGTCAACAATCTCCTTGAGTCCGACAAAAGCGCCGCCGCCGATAAAGAGAATGTTCTTTGTGTTGACTTCAACCATGTCACCGCCGGGATGCTTACGACCCCCCGTAGCTGGTACACGACACACTGTTCCTTCGACAAGTTTCAACAGTGCTTGCTGAACGCCTTCACCTGATACATCGCGGGTGATGCTTGAACTTTCACTCTTACGTGCAATCTTATCGATTTCGTCAACGAAGACAATGCCGCGTTCAGCTAGGGCTTTGTCACCACCTGCTGCGTTCAACAACATGCTGATCATCGATTCAACATCATCACCGACATAACCTGCTTCGGTCAATGACGTAGCATCAGTGACAACGAATGGAACCTTCAGATATTTTGCAACTGTCTTGGCCAGTAGAGTCTTGCCAGAACCAGTAGGGCCGATCAGCAGCACATTACCTTTGGTGATATCAAGATGCTTCGGTGGGTGATTCACTCGCTTGTAGTGATTAGCAATCGCCACGCTTAGAACCATCTTGGCGTTGTCTTGCCCGATGATGTGATCGTCAAGAAACGACTTGATCGATTCCGGATCGTATCGGACCTCTTCTTTGTCTGTAGATTCGACTGAGGTGTCGTCCAGGATAAGAGAATCGCATAGTTCGACACAATCGCTACAGATAGCGACGGACTCACCTACGATTAATTTTTTAACGGAATCTTTATGATTGCCGCAGAATGAACAATGACTGATTTTGTCTGACATGATATTACTTATCTCGGTTATTGTGCTGTTTATATTTTAACATAACTTCGATTTAATATCAAGTGTTTTGGTTCGTCAGATATTCTTCTATTTGTTGCTTTTCATTTGCTGAAAGCAGTTGGACATCGTATTCGCCTTGATCGATTTTTGCGACGAGGTACTTGATGTATTCCTGATCGTAAAGATAAGTCGTAGTCTGATCCTTGTTCACCATGATCCACTTGTCACCGTTGAACTTGTACACGCGATTAGGCAGCACATCAACACGGACAAATACATCACCTGGACGAGCGACTTCGGGGAAGTGTGTGCCGAAGTTAGTGGAACTCTTTCTGTCGCCGTCAACTTGCAGGAATAAGTCTGGTCTAAGGTCTCGCAGCACATCTCTGTTCATTTGTTTGCCATGATACGATACATACCCGCTAGACAGTTCTTTATACTCAGCTTCCTTAGTGACACCTTCAGTTTCGATAGGATGATCATCTAATACAACAAGCTCGGGTAACGGTTCGATTTCTGCCGGTTTCTCTACTTCAATTAACTCTAATTCCGGTTCAGGTTCAGGAGCCGGCCGGTGATAGACTTGAGGTGGCACCGTGCTGGTAGCAGTGCGGTCAGGAACCACATTTAAATACGGGTGAAGTTCAGCAAGTGTTTTCTGAAAAGCTTCCTCTTCGGGATCGGGCCTGTATAGCTCCATTGGAATAACAGATTCCTTGATTTGCTCAACTTGATCATCGGTGAGCGGGCCGTCATCTGGCTCGTATACTGTGCGTTCAATAGGTCCGGGTTCATCGGACTCAGGTTGTTCCAGGTCCCAATCCTTACTCTGATTAGCAGCAAGGATCAATGCGATAGCCAGAGGATCAAACACCAGAACCAGTAGAATGATAACCCAGCGCACAGCTTTTTCCAGAATGTTCTGATCAGGATTGTCACCATAGATCATTGCAGCGATATACTTAATCGGGCCCACTTCCGCTTCAACTTTACGCAACTGACTGGCAATCGGTGCCCGTTCTTCGTTCAGCTTACCTATGTTCGTGTTAGCCGCTTCGATTTCTTTTTGAAGCTTGCCGCGTTCTGATGCCTGTTGGCGCCTGATTTGGACACTTCGTGCAGCACTCGTTTCTGTGTCACCCTTGATCATCACATTGTTAACTTGGAGATCCATTTGCGCCAGGGCTTCTCTGGACGACTTGATATTCTCTCGTTGCGTTTTTACCTTTTCGTCAATAAGCGCAACCTTAGCAGAAACATCACCGGTGCCAATGCCTTGATCCAAGTGACTCTTACTAAGGAACCCGAAGATACCCATGCTAGTAATAAGTGCCAGAATGATAACGGACGGAACCAGATAGGATTTCATCAACAGACTACATCGTGCCCAGTATGTGCGAAGCCAGACAGTTGTGGTGATCTTTGAAATCTCCAGAATGATACCCATCACGACGATTGGGATCACTGCACCAGCAAAGATAGCGGTCAGCCCGATGATACTATAATAGGCAGCAACGGCGGATAGCGCCAAGGCAACTATCAGTGTAAGATTGGGGAGAGAAAGGAATTTAGGGCGCATCTAGTATTTAGTCTTTTTCCTTCTTGGGTCTGAATAAATGTCCGAATGTGGACACAAACTCAACCATGGTCATGACTAACTTACGCGGAATACCCGGCCCTTGTTGTACATGATAGGTGACGAGTTGTTCACCCTCGTCCCTATCTTTGATCTGCATGACAGCTATTGAACTGCCATCTTCAAATACATGAATCTTGCCTACGAGGTTATCCATATGCACCTGACATGTCGTAAACTTCATTGATTTTCATATTGTTTCTCATTATTCTCATTTGTCAGAATGAGATACTATTTATCGTCACGGAAGCGAACGAACCGCGGGAAACGCAGCGAGTACGAACCGTCTTCGGCTTGTGTCACAGCATCAGCCATCACCTCAGCAATTTGACCGATGACCTTCGTGCCGTTGACCCAATAGTCATCCCGTTGTTCATCGCTCATACCAGAGCCACAGTTCACTCGGATGAACTTGCCATCGTCAGTGCCCTCGCAGACAAGCGCACCAGTGCGACCCAGATTGCGGCCGGTGCCTTCTTCAATGTCAACCACTTTCAGATCAAAAGTCTTTGTCGGCTTCCACTTCATCCAGAACAGAGTGCGCTTACATTCGTAAGGCGCATCATAATCCTTGATCATAATGCCTTCGAACTTTGCTTTGATCATGTCCTGAGCATATCGATCCATTTGATTGCGACCTGCAGCGGTGTCAAGATCAACGTCGAGGTGTGTAAGATATTCAACATTCGCCAGTTGATCAATGACGAAACGCAGCTTCTCCAGAAGAGCCAAACGCCTTGTCAGCTTCGCATTCCAATGGCCTTCTTCAAACTCTGCCAGAGGGATAATGTCAAACACATTGAACACGGCATCCAGTGCATCAGCCTTCGTTTTACGACGAGCTTGTTTCATCAGTTCTTGGAACGATGCGCTTGTCACTTCGCCGTCGAGAACGAACCCATCTTTCAATTCACTCATTGCCAGAAAGAAGCGGGCCTGTGCTGCGATTTGTTCTTCAATGTGACCGAAGTTTTCGTAAATCTTGCCGTTGCGACTAAACGCAATTGTCACTCCTTGAGCAGTGCAGACCAGCAACATTCGGACACCGTCAAGCTTTGGTTCCAGACGTTTCTTGCCCTTCATTTCAGGGCGTCCCTCGCTATTCGTGGCAAGCTGACAGGTGAACTTGGGAATCTGATAGACTGTCTTTTTACAGACTTTGTTGATTGTTGTCTCGCTGAATCCAGCGCGAAGATCACGCCGCAGAACAGCGGCGCAGAATGTGTCCCATTCATCAGTGGTGAATCGCTTGCTCATGGCGATAATTTGATCACGCGCAGCATGACCTGAATACTTACGAGTGGAAAGATCCTCAAGCAGAGTGTTGAACTCTTGCCAAGGATTTTCTGCGGTGAGAATGTTGCCCGGAGAATGTGGAATCTGACGCACACCGAATGTCACATAAGGATTGTAACAGGCTTTCGCCAGACCCAAAAACATCTGTGCGTTGATGCTGCCAAGAACGGCTGCTGCCAGGGCTTGCTTAACAACCTCCTCTTTATGGAGTTTGCTGTTCGATTCGTTTGCTTTATGAATCCAAGATGCGGTCATTTATTTCTTTCAGTAATTAGTTATTTTAACACAGGTCTGAATAGTAATCAAGCCTTAAGGGTTTTGATAATGTATTCTTTTTCCTTTTTGTCAGAGAACTGGGTCCGACGCTTTTCAACATCACGACACCAATTTTCAACAGCTTCATAACTGCCCCAGGATCCGTGTGGAGCCGAGTGTTGAATCCAATTTGCGATTCCCTGCATCCCCGGACCGTTTGCCTGATCACCGCTTGATGCAGCCCTGAATAGATCACCTGCTAACATCGCAGACATAAAGCCACCCGGGTGGTAACCAAACATCAAATAGTTTTCAATGGATTCTTGGGCGTGTTCTGGAACGTGGTCTCGGCTGTATTCATAATCAGTGTCGAAGTCGATAAACTTACTCATGTCAATAATACTTCCATCATATATTCTTTGCTGCTGATACATGGTCGCTTAGGTTCCGTAAACCCGTATTTCATGGTAGTCTGCGTCGATTGACGATTTGCCGCTTGAGCGCAAGGAAAGCAAACCCAACGACCTTCGGTCGTGTTGAAGTGAGTTGCCTTGGGCTTTAGTTTGCTGTACGAGCACCGAAGTGTGGTACACACTTCCTCATACTTGCCAGCACCCGATGAGTGATGATACATCAGACCACCTTCACACGGTTGAGTTGCGTTTGATTGTCGCGGTGTGCTTTCACAGTGCCGAGAATGTCAACAGTGACATTATCAGCAGGCTTGTTTTTCATGGAGAAGAACAGGGCTTGATCGTCCGCGGTAATCGCAGTCACATAATAGACTGACCATTGCTGCGAGTAGAAGGAGCGAAGCACCTCGACTGTCAGCTTGACCTTGTCACCGATTTGACCGATGAATCCACCTGCGGCGAACTTCACGCGATTGTCAACGGTGTCACGTGCCTTGCCGCGCAGAAAGCTTGACGGGAAACTGCACACCACTGCCAATTCATAGTTGGTGCTAAGTTCCTCACGATGGCTCAGGGACATAGCGTTACTGTCAAATTCAGACAGAACCTTGCCGGACAGAACCTTGAAAGTCAGTGCTTGAAAGTAGCGACGAACCTCACGACCTTGTTCCAGATCGGCTTCGTCAAGTGGCGCACTGTCAGGAGACAGGAGTTGCGTCATCAGTTGACGATTGCTGGTCTTTGTCTCCGGAGTACGCACATCGGGCCACTGAACGCCTTTGACGTATTCGCCATTGATACGTTGAGCAGCACAAGCAGCACCAAAAACCAGTTCAGCAGGGTAGTTCATTCTTTATCCGTTTTGCGAGTTTATAGTGTATTATATACCCAAACCGATTTAATGTCAACCGACAAATAAACCAACCGCGTAGATGCCCAGAAGTACCCCATTAACAGCGACCAGATTCCACTCCTTAATCCGGAGCGCCCAGATCAAATAGAGAGCAGCACCCAGATTCAGGAACCAGATATTCATCGGATCAATCCGGAAACTGGTGAACAAAGCACCGGCGATAACAGACACCATTCCAGTCCATTTGAGTAATTTATTCAGCATACAAGTATTATATACCCAAAGCGATTTAATGTCAACCTTTGGGTTTGGTCGGCGCCTTGACGAGTCCAAGAACCTTTCGTTCCTCGACAGTCAGACGTTCCCACGCAGCCATTTTGATCTGGTAGATGCGTTTCTTTTCTTCGAGGAGGTAGATTGCCTTTTGAGCAGTGGTGATCATCTTGTCCCACCATTTGGAAACAACATCGTCGCGCAACAGCAGAAAGTCGGCTCGTCCTGCTTTGACCAATTCAATCATCACTGTCTTGGCGATCTTGTTGTCCACTGCGCCATATCCGTATGTGTTCTCACCCATTGAATGGGTCTCAATGTATTTTAGGATTTCTGGGTTCATTTTTTGTTCCCGTTCTTGTGAAGACCAAACGCAGCGAGTTCCTCGTCAGTGAGTTTAGACGCGGCATCCTTTTTCGCTTTCGCCAGCGCCAACTTCTTTTCTTTGTCTTTTACGATCTTTAGAGCCTCTTTTGCGTCAGCCTTTTTGTGTTCCTCCCACCAATCAGCGACTTCCTTATCCTTAAGGAGTTCGGCAATCGGCATACCTGCTTCGTATGCTTTCATCACTGTACTAGCAATCCGGGCCAGACGATCTGCCTGACGTTTGAGAAGCATAGAAACGTCGGACGTTATTCTACCTGCGTAGTCATCGCTTTCATAATCTCTACAGGGCATATCAGGACTCCTTAACGACCGCGTTTCAACATCATCCCATGACGAGACAGACGACCAAGAAAGTCGCCACCGTCTGGGCACTTACCATCAACCACAGCGTCAACACCCATCTTGCCGACATTCTCGACAGATTCAGATGCCATAGTGACGAAGCGCATTCCGTTGTTTCGCAGTTTATGCGCCATAGACAGAGCCTCGTTCATATCCGAGAGCGGAGGGGAGGCGTGTGCCCCGCCGGGAACGTCTGTCCAATAGACGATGTATTCAGTTTTGTTCATACAAGTATTATATACCCATATGGATTAAATGTCAACCGAAGAGAGGGACAAGTATTATTGCGGTAAAGGTCGGACCCAGCATACCGTTTCTGTGCTGGCCTTATCCGGATGCAGTTCATACTTGCCTGAGAGGTTGTCAAGGTCGCCGGACCATACTTTCAAGATGGCATAACCAAGCTTACGAGGTGATTCGGGAGTTTCTGGAATTGGCTCATGCTGAACCGCCATCATCAGTTGATATTCACCTTGGTGAGAGGCAGTTTCCTTGATAAGCCTTTCCAGTCTATCTTCGTGATCAGCGTCAGTCATCAGCCGCAACCGTTCAGGGGAGCCAGGCTCCTGGGCATAGAATTTAGCATTGTCAATCCATTCTTGACGAGTTTTGCCACCCATAGAGAATTCACCTGTATGCGGAACCAGGCTTAATGCGGTTATTTGTTTAAGTAGTGTTTGTTTCATTTTTTAAGTATATCAGCAATATAAGTCGGAGTCAATCTCTTTGGTTAATGTCAACTAAAAAGAGGATTGGATATCGGTTCTTTAACGGGTTTTGTCTTTTTAACTTTAGGTACTTTGGGCGAGCCAAGACCAGTGAACCCTTGAGCCTGCCAGGCTAGTTCCTTATCGTCTATTACTTTAATGATCCGGTCCGACTGGTCATTATTATATCGATACTTGGTCCAATCTTGGTAGGTAATTTCATTTTTTATGAATTTTAAAAAATCAGACCATATTATGTTGTGTTTTAAACTACGAACATCAAGCCCGGTAAATTCGGACAACCGATCTAACATTTCTTCCACGTTATCCTTCATATATTCGCAGATATATAGCTGATGTTGTAATATGTGGGCCCAGTCGTTCCGGCCGCAGTCCCTCATTTTACGCAATATAGACAATACTAACTGGCCGTTTCCGGCCGCCGGCTCTAAAATTTTCATTGAAGGATCTGTGAAAATTTTAATATCCATTCTATCGATAAGTCTATCTGCTAATTCATCGCAAGTAAATATCTCAGCAGTTTGCCTGACTCTAGATTTGGACCTATCAGTTATCGTAACTAGAGTTTGTATGGTTTTTTTAGATTTTTTATTTGCCTTAAAATTTACCACATATGCGATCTCCTCGGCGGTCAATGAGAAATATTTAAAAATTTCGCTGTCAGTCATCCTTGTAAGTGGAATCACCGGTAAATTTTTAAAAACTAATTCATTACCGAACCCTGACCACTTCGCAGTATCAAAAATATACTTTATCAAAATTGAATTTAGATTGTGTGAAAGTGCCAAGCCTGATTGGTCGTCCGGTACCGACACATAATAACCCATATCAGTTGTACCATATACACCGTCATCATAGAAGGGTTTTGTAT